TGTAATCATTAAAGAACTAAAAGATTACATCACTAGAACATACGATCAGCATTATTCTGCTGGTTCTGATAAGATTCAGACTCTTGATCTTATCGAAGCTTGTGGTGATGGTGAGGCATTCTGTCGCAGCAACATTCTCAAGTATGCGTCACGATATGATAAGAAGGGAACTGCGCGTCGTGACATTATGAAAATTCTGCATTATGCTGTGCTCCTAATGCATTTCAACGATAAGAATGCACAACGTGAAATCTACCCTCAATGAAACTGAAACCATCTAATACTATGAAACTATCTGATCGCACAATCAATCTTCTTAAGAACTTCTCTTCTATCAATCAGTCGATTCTTTTTAAAGAAGGCAACTCTCTTCGCACTATTTCTGTGATGAAGAACATCCTTGCAGAAGCAAATATCGGAGAGGATATTCCTCGAGACTTTGGTATCTATGACCTCAATCAATTTTTGAATGGTCTTAATCTACATCAAAGTGCAGAACTTGACTTTCAGAACGATGGTTATGTGGTTATTAAAGAAGGTAGGTCACGATCAAAGTATTTCTTTGCAGACCCTAATGTCATCGTGACTCCTCCAGAGAAGTCTATTTCTCTGCCTACTGAAGATGTATGTTTTACTCTTGACACCAATCAACTTGATAAACTACTGAAAGCAGCAGCAGTGTATCAACTGCCAGACCTTTCTGCTGTTGGTGAAAATGGTGTTGTCAAACTTGTTGTTCGTGATAAGAAAAACGAAACATCTAATGACTTCTCTGTTATTGTTGGTGAAACAGAAGATGAGTTTTCTTTCAACTTCAAAGTTGAGAACATCAAGATCATTCCTGGTTCTTACGATGTTGTTGTATCCAAGAAACTTCTTTCTCGATTCAAGAGCACTCAGTATGATTTGACTTATTATATTGCTCTGGAACCCGATTCTACATTTGCAGATTGATATGAAAAGGTGGGAAGTTACTTATAAACTCCCTACTACAGGGAGTAAGTATCATAAGACAATTGTGGAAGCAAATTATCAACATGATGCAAAAAAGATTGCACAAGCTCAAATTCCTTCTGCTATAATTTGTGGAGGTCCACAACCTGTAAGATGAAAACAATTACATGGATGAGAATAGTTGGCAGTATCGGAGTTATTACCGCATATTTCACTATCCTACATATCAATGTTTTGGTTGGTGTGATAATTAATTTCATTGCCGACCTTGTGTCAATTCCTTACTTTGTGAGGACTAAGGCATGGGATGTTGTTATAATGCTATCATTTCTTCTGAGCATCAGTATCAGCAAACTATTATCATAAACATTTTTATATAATTATGAATCGTAATGAATTTCTTTGGGTCGAAAAATATCGCCCCAAAACTATTGATGAGTGCATTCTTCCTGAGTCTACTAAGAATACCTTTAAAGGGTTCCTAGATAAGGGTGAGGTTCCTAACCTTCTTCTTTCTGGTCCTCCTGGTATAGGTAAGACCACTGTCGCTAAAGCCCTCTGCAATCAACTTGGAGTAGATTCTTATGTCATCAATGGATCCGATGAAGGTAGATTTCTTGACACTGTACGGAATCAGGCCAAGAACTTTGCTTCGACCGTATCACTTTCGTCAGATGCAAAACACAAAGTCATCATCATTGACGAAGCTGATAACACAGGGAACGATGTACAACTCCTCTTACGGGCAAATATTGAGACGTTTTATAACAACTGTCGATTCATCTTCACCTGTAACTACAAAAACAAAATCATCGAACCCTTACATTCTCGGTGTGCCGTCATCGACTTTGGAATCAAGGGAAAAGAACGACAGGAAATCGCAGCAGGATTCTTCAAACGTCTCCAAGAAATCTTGGGTACAGAAAATATTGAATATGATAACAAGGTCCTGGTAGAACTTATCAATAAGCACTTCCCAGACTGGCGTCGTGTTCTTAATGAGTGTCAAAGATACTCGACTAGTGGAAAGATTGATTCTGCTATTCTTGCTACCTTCTCTGATGTTTCTGTAAATGACCTTATCAAAAACCTTAAACAGAAGAACTTCACTGAAGTTCGTAAGTGGGTCGTTAATAATATGGATAATGATTCTGGGACACTTCTTCGTCTTATATACGATGCTCTCATGACAACCCTTGAAAACAATAGCATTCCTGCTGCTGTGCTTATTTTTGCTAAGTATCAGTATCAGATTGCATTTGTTGCTGACCAAGAAATCAATTTCCTTGCTTGTTTAACTGAGATTATGTGTGAATGTGAATTCAAATGACAGAAGAGCAACTAGAAAAAGAACGTCACATTGATGACGATTGTGAAGTTGTCAATAACTTCTATCGCGCTAAATATTGGCACCCAAACATTCCATTCTATCTCCAGGATGAAAATGGAGACACCTATGAGTTTGGTTGGAAACTCATTTATCAATATATCGAGAATATAAATGCTTAATGTAAAATTGTTTCGTATCGTGACCGGTGAAGAAGTTATCGCAGAAGTTCTTTCTGAAGATGACTCTACTGTGACTGTTCAGAATGGTCTAGTTGTTCTTCCAACTGGTCAAAGTATTGGTTTTGCCCCTTGGGCGACCGTTGTTGATGAAGACAATCGTGAACTGGTTGTATCTAGAAATCATATTGTTTACATTGGGGAAATTTCCTCTAGTGTCAAGAAAAAATATAATGAAATTTACGGAAGTAAATTGATCACTCCTGAAGACAAAAAACTTATTTTATGATTATGAAAAAGAAACAACGTTGTCAAGTTAAGTCCAGATTCTATTATATTTTCTGGGGAACTGCTACGGTAGCAGTAGTTTTAGGTCAACTTTATGTTGGTAGTGGATACCGTATTTTGCATAATGATATGCAGAATTTATTGCAAAAAGTTGATGGTGTTCTTCTTCGTGCAGATGAACCCAACTACCTATGAAATCTCATAAGACTCCTCTAAGATATCCTGGTGGCAAGTCTCGTGCCTGCACTAAAATGGATCAATACCTCTTGAAGGTATCTGATTCTAAAGAATACCGTGAACCTTTTTTAGGTGGTGGTAGTGTAGCAATTCACATTACTAAAAAGTATCCTCATCTTAATGTGTGGGTCAATGATCTATATGAACCTCTCTATAACTTTTGGAGAGTTCTCCAGGATGATGGTAATGCTTTATATAAAACACTATGTGATTTAAAATCTAGACATCCAGAACCAGAATCTGCAAAAGAACTATTCTTAAAATCAAAGGAGTATCTAAATGATGAATCCAATAATGACGCTTTATGGCGTGCTGTCAGTTTTTATACTATCAATAAGTGTTCTTTTTCTGGTCTCACCGAGTCATCCTCCTTCAGCAAACAAGCAAGTGACTCAAACTTCTCAATGCGAGGAATCGAAAAACTACCAGGATACACAAAAATAATTGAGAACTGGAAGATAACTAATCTTAGTTATGAACAACTTCTTACTGATGATAAAAACATTTTTACTTACTTAGATCCACCATATGAGATTGGAAGTAATCTTTATGGTAAGCGAGGTAGTATGCATAAAGGATTTAATCACGACCATTTTGCTATCAAGTGTGACCGATTTGTTGGTCCTCAACTTATATCCTATAATTCCTCTCAGTTAGTAAAGGATAGATTTAAAGGTTGGCAGACTGGAGAATTTGATTTGACATATACTATGCGTTCTGTTGGTGAGTATATGCGTGAACAAAAAGAACGTAAGGAACTTTTACTTTTTAATTATGGAATTGAAGGACTGGCTTAACTCAATCAACTTTAATAAGGAAGATTTAAGTGAAAACATTAGCTCTTACCCTCCATATATTGTTAATCGTTGTTTGTCTGGTCACATTGACTGCATCTTCTTTGCAAATGAGATGAACATCCATCATCATATCTCTAAAGATATGCAATATTCGTTTTATCTAAATAGTTTGAGGAAAAAGAAGAGATTCTCTCCCTGGATCCGAAAAGATAAGGTCAAAGATTTAGAATGCGTTAAGCAGTACTATGGATATAGTAATGAAAAAGCATCTCAAGCTTTGAAAATTCTTACCCAAGAACAACTAGATTTTATTAAACAACGACTTGATACTGGTGGCACTAAATGACTACACAAATAATTGAACCTCGGGTAGATTGGACACCCAACATGATGGTAGAGGTGGTTCTCAACGAACCCGATGATTTTCTGAAGGTGCGCGAAACTTTGACTAGAATTGGAGTTGCGTCGAGAAAAGAGAAGAAACTTTATCAATCATGCCATATTCTGCATAAGCAGGGGCGATATTATATTGTTCACTTTAAGGAACTGTTTGCTTTGGATGGTAAACATGCTAACCTGACAGTGAATGATATTCAGCGTCGAAATCGTATCGTAAGACTTCTTGCTGATTGGGGTCTTGTCGGTGTTGTGAATGAGGAAGAAGTTTATGATATTGCACCTCTTAATCAGATTAAGGTTCTTGCATATAAGGATAAGGGAGAATGGGTGTTAGA